GCCGGAGCGGTTACAATTGTAAGAACTCTAGGCTTAGCAGGATATACTGCAACTACTTCAGGAATAGCCTTTACAGCTTTATCTGAATCAGCAGCTGCAAATGTTACTGCATCATCATATATTGTAGGTATATTACATCCAACTTCATTGGACGACGATGCTGTAGTTACATCAAACGCAGGACTAGCACAGTTTTCACATTCAGCTCAAAACTTTTTTAGTGGTAATGTATCTGCAAGTATTACAAGTACAGGAGGAACAGCAAATATTACATTCTCCTTTGATGAAGAAAATAGTGACTATTTAGTTAATTGTTTAGGACAAGACTCAGGAAGATATGTACCTACTGCAGGAAATTCTGCACTTAATACACATTATGTTTATTCAGTGTTTAATTCTGCGTCTATACAACAACATTTATCTATGCAATCGTCAGATCACTCTGGATATATAGATGGAAAAGCAAGTACAGCAAATGCAATACTTAATAAAACCATAGGATACGCGCAATCAGCATCAGTATTTACTTTTGATAGTACAGGAGTAGATAATCCAATGGGAGCAGCAGGATATTCTCACGCAGCAACTCCTTGGGTACGTTCACAAAACATAAACAATGCAACTCAAAAATTATTTAAGATTCATACACTAGGACATGGAACAGTTGTAAATGATGACTTTAAAGTCTCAATCTCAAATATAAAACACGCTGGTGCAACTAAAGGTGATGATTATGGTTCATTTACTCTACAAATTAGAAAAGGTAATGATAGTGATACTAGACCAATTGCATTAGAATCTTATGCAAATGTAAGTTTAGATCCAAATAACCCTAATTATATTGGTAGAAGAATTGGAACTCAATATAGATCTTATGATTCATCTGGTAAATTAGTCGTTAACGGATTCTATCCTAACATTTCAAAATATATTCGTGTTGAAATGAATACTGCTGTAGACAATAGAGTAGCTTCTGTAAAAGTTGTACCATTTGGTCATGACGCATATGTTTCACCATTTGCAATATCAGTCAAAAGTACAGGTTTAAATTCAACAACTGCATACTATCCTCCAGTAGCTTTAATAACGTCTAAGTCAAATGATAATTCTAAATTATTCTTTGGTTTTAATTTCGACGCAGTTGAAGCAAAAGGTAATGTATACTACCAAGCTCCATTAATGGACAGTTCTGCAGTAGGACATAATAGTGCATTTAAGTTAGAAGACTGTACAGATTACAATACTGCAACTAATAAAGTTCATCCAACAGGATCAGCATTGAAATATAAAAAATTCTCAATGGCATTCCAAGGAGGTTTTGATGGAGTTAATCCAGCAACACAAGTTGCAACAGGATTAGATTTATTAGGCTCTAATACGTTTGGACACGATGTTAGTTCAGCAACTTCAACTGGATATGATATATATAAGAAAGCACTTAATGCAGTAGCAAATCCAGACGAAATTGATATTAACCTTATTGTTACACCGGGTATATTAAACTCTAATGCTACGGCAATTATTGCAAAAGCAATTGAAATATGTGAAGATAGAGGTGATTGTTTCTATATATTCGATCCAAACAACTCATTAGCTGGTGATAGTATTACTAATGCAACAACACAAGCAAATTCATATGATACAAACTACGCTGCAATGTATTATCCTTGGGTAAAAATATTAGATGCTGCAACAAACAGATTTAAGTTTGTACCACCATCTGTTGTAATACCTGGTGTATATGCATTCAACGATAAAGTAGCTCATCCATGGTTCGCACCTGCAGGTCTTAATCGTGGTAGTTTAACTACTGTAGTTGACGTATATACTAGATTAACTCATTCAGAAAGAGATGCATTATATGAAGGTAGAATTAACCCGATCGCAGTATTCCCAAGAACTGGAGTTTGTGTATGGGGTCAAAAAACGCTTCAAGCAAAACCTTCTGCATTAGATAGAATCAACGTAAGAAGATTATTAATCGCTGCAAAGAAATTCATCGCTTCAGCAACTAAATATCTTGTATTTGAAAATAACACAACAGCAACTAGACAAAGATTCCTAAACATCGTTAATCCTTACCTTGAATCAGTACAGCAAAATCAAGGTTTGTATGCATTTAGAGTAGTTATGGATGAAACAAATAATACACCAGATGTAATAGACAGAAATCAAATGAAAGGTGAAATATTCTTACAGCCTGCAAAAGCTGCAGAATTTATCATAATTGACTTCAATATTATGCCAACAGGTGCATCATTTGATGAATAAAAAATAGAATAGATGATATTTATATATAATAGATATAATAGAGGAGAACAATAAATGGCTAACTTAATCGATCCAAATGAAGCAATGTTTACGGCGTTTGAGCCAAAACAGCAAAACAGATACATTTTCTATATTGAAGGTATCCCTGCATTTTTAATACATAAGGCTGCAAGACCTAAGATAACACAGGAAACTGTAACTCTTGAACACATCAACGTTACTAGATACTTAAAAGGAAAATCTAAATGGGATGTAATAGCATTAACACTTTACGACCCAGTAGTTCCTTCAGGCGCACAAGCCGTTATGGAATGGGTACGTTTACACCACGAATCAGTAACAGGTAGAGATGGTTACGCAGACTTCTACAAGAAAGATGTAACAATCAATGTACTTGGACCTGTAGGCGATAAAGTAGAAGAATGGACTGGTAAAGGTGCATTTATTACTGAAGCAGACTTTGGAACGTTAGACTGGACAGCAACCAATGCATATAATGAAATTGCAATGTCTATTCAGTGTGATTATTGGATACTACAATTCTAAAATAATTTTACATATTAAATTTAAAAACTCCTAGCTAAAAAAGTTAGGAGTTTTTATTTTTTTTTGTAATGGCCTTATACTTATATATGTATATATTAAAAACAATTGTTACAAATAATAGGAGAAATAAGTTATGGCAAATAAAGGAATGACAGACGAACAAATAAAGCAACAACTAGTTGCAGAAAACAGTACAACAATCAATGAAGCTAAAGGAACAGTTTCATATAAATTTCCAACAGAAGTAATAGATTTACCAAGTAAAGGTAAATTATACCCAGAAGGACATCCATTAGCATCAGGTACTGTAGAATTAAAGTATATGACTGCAAGGGAAGAAGACATCCTAACCTCACAAAACTTAATACAAAAAGGTGTAGTACTAGATAGATTATTACAGGCCCTTATTGTTACGCCATGTAACTATGATGATATTCTTATTGGAGATAAAAACGCAATAATGATAGCAGCAAGAGTCATGGGATATGGTTCAGAATACAAAGTAGAAATTGAAGATCCATATACTCCAGGAGAAAAGCAAGAAACAATAATTGACTTACAAACACTGCGAGATTCTGAAATAGAATGGGATCTAATTGGTGACACAAATGCATTTGATTTTGAACTACCTACTGGTAAAAGATCAATTACATTTAAACTACTTACTCATGGTGATGAAGGCAAAATAGCAGAAGAAGTAAAAGCTTTAAAAAAGAACTTTAAGACTAGAGGATATGCTGGTGTAGACGCACAGTTAAGTACTAGATTAAAGTATATGATTCTAGCTGTAGACGGAGATTCAAAGCCAAAAACAATTAGAGACTTTGTTGATAATGAATTTTTATCAAGAGATACTAGAGCCTTTAGAGAACAAATCAAAAAAGTATCACCGGACATTGATATGACATTTACATTTGTGTCGGATATTACTGGACAAGAACGAGAGATGTCAATTCCTCTTGGTGTCAACTTTTTTTGGCCTGGGGCCTAACTATAGGCCCATCCTGCACAAACAGATATTCCAACTCTGCTACAACAGTAAAGGTGGGTTCACATTCTCAGATGCATATGAACTACCCGTATATCTCAGGACATATTACTTCAAACTCCTTTCCGAGCAATTAAAGGCTGAACAAGAAGCTGCAGAAGATGCACGTAATTCAGGTGGCTCTTCATCAGGACCACCTAAGGTGCCTACATTTGCAAGAAATGCTCGTCCTAAATAGTCTAAAAAAACATCTTACTTTATATTTATATATGAATAAATAGATATAGAGGAAAGCACATGTCAAAAGAAAAAGAATTACGATCTCAAATCAGAGAATACGTGAAATCCATTATTAAGGAAGATAACTTTATTAGTCGGTATCTACGAAGGTTAAGTGATAAGATTGAGAGAAGAGAGTTTGCGAGAATTCTAGCACAACAACCAGAGTTAAAACGAAGACTTCAAAAGATAAAAACTCCAACCAATAAGGATATTGCTGGCCTAGACAAATTTTTAACAAAAATCAAAAACAAACCAGTAAGTAAGGATTTTAGAAATTAAGTTGTAAGCTATGGCAAATGAAGACGCAAAAGAAAGGTTAGGATTAGAAGACCAAATTAGGTCTATACAAGAAGCGACTAAAAATCTTGCCAAAGAACACTCTTCAATAATGGGCCAAATTGTTGATGACCAAACTCGTGCCATGGAAGCGGCAGCCAAAAAAGAATTGATAGATAAAAACATGCTTGGATCGTTACAGGCCATGGAAAAAGTAGACGCTGTCAGGGCTATGATGTCAGAAGCAATAGCAGACGGAAGCCTTGAACAATTTGAACTAGAAGATAAAATAGCACAAATAAAACTCGACTCTGTAGGCATAGACAAGGATATTTTAGCTACAATACACCAACAATTAGATGCACTAGCAGCACAAAATATT